CCAGCAGAGGGTCCCCACCGGGGCCTCCATCAAGTTTGAACTGAGGTTTTTATTCACTTTATGCGTAAAGTGCCAGATCACTCCTGGAAAAAACGGGGCGTAAAACAGTGGGCCACTTTCCACTGAGTGCCAGGAGACAACTGGCGGCTCCTACTTGGGGAGCTGAGAGCGGCTCGGCAAGGAGCGCTCTCGTGCGGGATGTGTTTTGGTTTCCAATTCTTGACTAGTGGATACTACTGTGGAAGTTGAAGTTGTGGTTGGTGAAGATGGAATGATTGCTTCACGGCGTGACGAAGAGTGTTTGGAACGTGTAAAGGACGAGGATGTAGAAGATGAAGTGACGTTGTTTGGACCTAAAGTTGCAGAAGGAAAACCCTTGGAAGGTTCTTCGTTGTGGTTGTCCTCTACCCTAGGAAGGGCTCTGGCGGTCAAGGAGGAAGTTGTTGGAATGCTACCGTTCCAAGGTGAAACGGTGACAGTGCCTCTCCAATCTTCGCCGGCAACATAATTACCGAACTGTATCTCATTACTAGCTGCATTATCAACTCTGAAGCAAATGATGTAAACATGGTTGTAACCAGTCTCACCAAAGGCAACAGAATCATTCAACTGGTCGAAAATGTTGATCAAAGTCAAACCGAAGTAATTGGTAGGAGCATCAACATTGGCCTGTGAGGAAAGGGGTCCTTTTGCAGAAATAGTGAGGATGTAATAACCGGTTTGTGAAAACTTGAAAGTGTCATCGGCGGGGTTGCTGGTCTGGAAGCACGTCACCCCAAGTGTGTTAGTGGGGTAATACGCAAAACCAGGAAACCCACCTTCGTTGCTACCGGCCGGTTGGTAATAGGTCATTAAAAATGCAGGATAACTGATTGTCAATCCTGTGATCGTCTTAGGTTTGATCAATTCTACTTCGTACTCAATCCAAAGTTCACCAAGGTCTGAAGAAACGGCCTGCATGCCCTGCGTGGCGATCGTGGTCGTTGCAAAATTGTAAAGGCGAAGATCGCCACCTACTGCTTGGTTGTACTGGTTAATATAATAGTACTTGTAAGGAACGTCTCTGCCGGAAACATCTAGCTGGTGTTGAAAATTCCTGAAAGGAGTTGAACTGGTGGCACCAAAACTAGATTCCATCTGTTGTTTTGTAGTGAAAGGTCTATCGTAAACATCATACTGAGTCGCCAAAACCACAGCACCAAGAGCTGTGCTGGATGATCCGCTGTAAACAGCCGAAGCTGAAGTTGAAACGAAAAGAAACCTAAGCTTCTTGAAGCGGTACTGCTCGTAAGCAGTGGCAACTTGATACAACCATGGGAACAAAACTGAGTTACCTGGGTTTATTGTAAATGATGTGGAAGAGAAATTCCTGGAACCCAAAATGTCCTGGACGTATTCTCTGTTGGAAACTGTTATCCCGTGCCCGCGTCTCGTACGGGCAATCGCGTTGTTGTTTCTCTGTGGTCGCCTTCTAGGGGCGACGCGCTGGCGCATTTTTGGACCGACCTTGCCGTCGGGTCTTGGGCGCCGTTGTTTTCGCTTTGTCTGCTTTGCTGGCTGACTTTCCATCGAATTTAAATACCCAAAAAGAGGGTGTGGCCCATGCAACCGGGAAGTACCTGACGAAGCGCCAATAAGATTCGCGTTGCATGGGTGTTGCTTTGGCATGTAAGATGGGTTCGTAGAGAGGGCCAGGGCTGGTCAATGAGTCAAACAACTCTTCCAGGAATATCTGCTGTGAGATCGTGAAACCCCAAAGTTCTTCAACAATGAAACGAGATTCCTGGGTGATTGATTTGTCCTCAAACTGGAATTCCCGCAACAGTTTTTCCAGCCTGACTTTTTCCCAATTAGATTTAGAATTATCGATTTTCCAGTATTTGCCAGACGTCCGAAAGACGTATTTCGCATAAGCAGTGACGACAGGGCAAGCGGGGTAGGAATGAAGAGCTGACATCGATTTGGCGTGCGCTAGTTCTCTCAACGTTTTGTCGCTAGCATCGACATAAAGGGCAGGGCTCCAATTAAACTTTAGGATGAATTTGTGTGGGTCGACCAGGGTGGTTAAATCCGAAGAAAAGACTTGCCCACAGAAAGAAGCAGTGTTGATGCTGCTTGGTCTTTCTATTTTTACGGTCAAGCCCAGGTCTGAGTAGTCTTTTGAAGTCGGGCAGGTGCCGTCAAACACGCCCAAACAGTCGTCTCCTTCTACAAGACAATCCACATTTTTGTTGTTTCGCTGGAGGTACAAAAACACCATCAAGTTAGCAAAGGAATTTCCCAACGAGGTGTTCATTTCACCAGACATCCTAGTCGCATTCAGCTTGATTGCGAAGTTTTTAAATTCTATACGATTCATCCCCTTGATGACTCCGACGAAATTCTTGAAGTCTGGGCAATTCAGATTTTGAACCATATAATCGTACAGTTGGAACTCACAAGCGTCCATCAGTTCTTCAACAAAATGCGACTCGAACGCTGTATAGTCGGTCGCCATTGTCTCGCTGCCTTTTCCTGAAAGTCGTTCCCAAACGAAAGCTGCCCGCTTCTCTGCGGGGACTTTCTTGATGAAGAATTTCTTTGTGGTTTCCCCATCAAAAAGCGAGTGTTCAATAAGTTTGAATACAGGGCCGACAACAATTTTGAATTGGTCATGCCTGGAGAATATGCCTCGTGAATGTTTAGGTTCAGGGTACATTTCGTCTTTGACAAAGCTCTTCACCACGGTTCTAGGCTTCTTACCAGTGGTGGCCCGTGCAGCTTCCCGAAGTTGGGTCTTTCTGTTTTCGGGGTAGTTTGTTTGCGAGAGCCAACTCTCTAGCCCCAGGTCTGAATCGACAGGAAGCGGTCGAAGGTTTTCTTCCAGCCATAGGCTAACGAAGTTGCGGAGGCAACTGAGGTTTGGACTGCACCTGCAGTCTTTTGAACAACCGTTCCTTTGTCGATGTAAATTGTAAACATTGGCTGGGGCTTCTTGTTGTATTGGAGGTACAGAAGTTGTTTTGGCCTCGGTGTGAAGCTCCACGGATTTTCCCTGGCAGTCCTTTCCATCCCCTTGCCTGCCTTTTTGGAAATCTTGCCTGCGAGGCGCAGGCACTTGTCTGCAGACTCTTTTAGCAAGCCCGCAGATGGTAGTTGAATCATTGCGGGGGTCTGTTTGGTAAGGCGCTTCACCAACAACCTCATACCCCAACCCAACCCTAACAGTACTACGGGCGTTAGAACACACAAAGCGGTGAACCTTAACGACGGTCGATTTCGTTCCAGAAATTTGTGGAAACGGTACATCGACTGGTGTTGAACCCATAAGGAAGGTTCTAGGGCGGGTTGGGAAGACCGAAAAGACAAGTGGGTGGTGCACAACCTGGTCTTCATTTGAAGGTGATAAGCCACAAGAACTGTTTCGAAGTTCGGGAGAATCTTGTACCTGTCCATGTTCAAAAACGCAATTCCTGAAGATGCTGCTTGAAGCCTGACCAGCATAGTTGCTTCAGGTGACGAGTGCGATTCATAGGTAGGAGAACAAAGTTGGGCTAAAAGTTCAAGTCGCACTCGGAGTGTTGATGTCACTGTACCCCCCTGCATTGTGGGTAAGTAAAACCATTTGTCGCGGTTGGTTACTGATTTTGATACTTGCAATTGTACTTCTGCTATCTGTTCATACGGATGAGTCAATGGAGTGCGCATGCTGCCAGGCCTTAGGTCTTCCTGGGGCTCTGGGTTGTACACTCTAAGTAATTTACAGTCAACTTGGGTCCTGATTGTGTCTCCATGCCAAACCAGGTTACTTTCTTGAAAACTAACATACGTGAAATTCAAATGTTCTACGACAGAGTTAAATGATTGCAGGGTCGATGGTAGTTCTTGCTGACACATGACATCCAGCGGAACGCTGACCTCAAATTTTTGAGGTTCTTCTCCTCTAGGTTCCTCGGGCGCGCTGTTCGCACTGACCTGTAAGGCCCCTTCTCCTTTGGGTTCCTCGACTGGTTCCAGGCTGGGCAAAGCGTCTAGCAAATCATCGAAGTCTTCTTCGCTGCCAGGGGCGGGTCCTCTGGGCACTGACTCACTGCTTGGTAATACACTTGGAGCAGATGCCCCTAATGGTGCAGTGGGTAGTGCGGCGGGTCTACCGCGCTGCTGGCTTGGTTCTGGTTCGTCGACACCGTGGCCGAAACTGCAAAAAGGGCGAGAGCAACTACCCGTTCTGGCAAATTCGTCACAGGTGCCAAACGCCAGTAGTGATCGCGGCATGACATAACGACTCGTGGTTGTTTCAAGGAAGTTATTATTTTGTGGGACAATTGGGGCTGTGAAGCCCGTGGTGGGTGAGACACTGACTGTGGTTGTGACTGTGCTGGTGCTGGATACAAACCGGGGTGTCCTGAAGGGAGGACGGAAGGGCCCGGGTGCTTCATCCCCCGATCCGGTTGATGGGAATGAATTGGTGGGTGAAGTACTAGTTGAACTATCATACGAACTGGACAGAAAATGATTCTTTCCACCCACCTGCACTTGAGTCGGCAATCCGGAATGCCGAGGTGAATCCACAGAAACGACTGGGCGAGGTCTCATCCTCAAGCTCTTCAGTCTCTGTTCTACGCTGACAGCGGCTGTCAATCTCCAGACGTAGGTGTCTCCATACCTATTGACAGTCGCAATGTTTATTGTGTACTCCCGGCCGGAGACAACACAATTTAGTGTTTTCTGCCCATCATTCCAAGGCAAGACCGGGTGCTCATACGTGTGGTTGTTACCAGCCACTTCCATCGTTATACCGTGTAGAGCTTGACGGTATTGTGCTTCCCCTTTCCCGAGGAAGCCGTCTTTGCCAAAAAGATGTCCCACAACATAGATGCATTCTTGAGTTGCATCATTAATACATTCCACAAGGTCGCATAGTGGAATGTAGTAAGCAGAGTGGACAAAGACGTAGGTTGAGAAGACCCTATCAGAGGGCCGCGACCTGTGGCACATGCACGCCTGAACGGTGTGTGAGCACAATAGATCAACCGCCAGTTTCCTGGTGTTGACCAAGTGCAAGCATTTCTTGTAGCGTTGTCTGTCGCCGGGTTGTAGTATGGGAACTAAACAATGGACTCCCCCCCCCCTGGACAAAGGGGTTCGTCCTCCTGACCCGACATCACAAACTAGGCCTCCGTTACGCTGTGCAGCGTCGAAAGCACATTTTTCAGCTAAATCACGTTCAAAAGCAAGGCGTGGGTGAGAGTGTTGGAACCGAGCATGTCTTGAAATCACTGGTGTGGCTCCATAATCACGTGCAAACTCACTTAAAGTCGCCTCCGGTACTAACCTTGTAAAAGGCAACATCGAAAGCGGGACC